TGTTGCCATTAATCTGTTACATCTTCAAGAATCTTCATGCTACCCTGGCAAACTGTCCAGACTCTTGTTGGGTCGCTAACCTGAATATCAAAGATGTCTCCTGTCTGTAAGACATTGGATTCTTCTGCTGTAAGCCAAACTGTAAACTCTCCAACCAAATCATCTTCATCAGCAACTGGGTGTAATGCCATTATTGTTGTTGCTGCATCTGTAATAGTGCCTTTGTCTTTTGCAAGAGTTGGTCTTTTAATCTTCATTGCAATTGTCCACTCTGACCCCTCGCCCTTTAGTATCAAAGGCTCTTGAGCATCATCTGTTACATAAACCTTAAAGCCAGAGGTATCTCCACGAACGACAGTCCAAATAACTGTAGGTGGTTTATTTCCTATATCGTATGATGTTTGAGATCCTCTTAGAGTTGCCATAATGTTATTATATCACGATAAACCGTCTTTGAGTGCGCCCCAAGTACCGTTTCCTTTTGTCTGAACAATTATCATTCCGCCTTGTGCTTTTTGTCCAACAACTCCAACTACTCCAACGTATCTTCCTGGTCCAATCTGTGGACGATTAACAACAAGAGTTCCAGTGTCATTTACATAAATTTTTAATCCAGCACTCTGAAAACCACTTGTATTCATTTGTATAATTCCAGAAACAACAACAACTCCGTTGGCTTTATTTGGGTCAGGAGAATTTGTAGGCAACATATCAGATTGCATTAAACCCAGGATTGGAAGATCTGGGTTGTGATTAGGGCTTGACGGATCATATTTTAATACACTTGGAACCATTTGTCCTTTATAAGAAACTGTTCCAGAAATAAAAACTGGACTACCTGCTAAAATTGGAGTTGAAGAACTTGCATTTCTTACAAGAGATGTAACACTTGTCATTCCTAAAGGTGGCAAAATATCATTTAGTGCATCAACCAATCTTTTAATATCTCCGTGCACATTGACAGGATCTGATGCTTCAGGATACTTCATATTAGGATAGTTAGATGATGATTTAGCCATAATCTTTATTATACCACCCTCTAAAGTTGACTTTTGATAAAATTTTGTGTTATACTTGGTAGTAGACACCTACCAGGGTGTTATTGTTTTCTAAGGAGGAAACTATGATTAAATTTATCGAAAGAAACAAAGAGATCATTAGCACACTCAGTATCGTTGCACTTGTCAGTGTATTTTCTAATGCTGCAAATGCTTCTGTAAGTCTTGATACTAAGAACAATCTTAGCCTGGAACAGGCTCAGACATCGGAAACCGCCTCGAAAGAGGTTTTTTTGGTTTCTAAGGCAAAAAAGTTGGAGAGTTTTGAAAACAAAACATCTCTTACTGATCTAGAACTGAAAGAACTACTATCTCTAGTTGGCTTCAAGGGAAATGACCTTGTTGTTGCTTGGGCGGTAGCAAAAAAGGAATCTAATGGGCGACCATTGGCCTACAACGGCAACCATAAGACAGGTGACTCATCTTATGGAATGTTCCAAATCAATATGATTGACAACCTTGGACCTGACCGTAGAACCAAGTTTGATATTGAGTCAAATGCTGAACTATTCAACCCTGTAAAGAATGCAGAGATTGCATACTACATGACAAATGGGGGAGAAGATTGGTCTTCATGGAAGGGTATAACCCCAAAGACCAGAATGTGGATGAACAAGTTCCCTAAGTAAAATAATAAATTAGGACCCCTCTTAGGAGGGGTTCTTTTTTATTTCCTGAAGTATCCAGTTATAGGTTTTTTCAATTCCATCTTTAAGGGACATAGAATAGTCCCAATTCAACTTTTCTCTAACCAAGTCGTTATTAGAGTTTCTGCCTCTAACCCCTAAAGGTCCAGGGATATGCATTTTACTAAGAACCTTTCCTTCAATACTGCAGGCAATATCAACTAACTGATTGATGGTAACCATCTCTTCAGATCCAATATTGACTGGGCCAGTGAAGTCTGACTGCATAAGCCTTCTTGTTGCTTCTATGCATTCATCTATATATAGGAATGAACGAGTTTGCTCTCCATCCCCCCAAATTTCTATGAAGTTATCTGCCTGTATAACTTTTCTACACATTGCAGCAGGAGCCTTTTCTTTTCCACCATCCCAAGTTCCTTCTGGTCCATAGATATTGTGGTATCTAGCAATGGCTACAGGAATTTTATTGTTTCGATTAAACGCCAAGAACATTCTCTCACTAAACAACTTTTCCCAGCCATACTCACTATCAGGATCTGCGGGGTATGCATCAGACTCCTTAAGTCCAGGATTATTAACATCTAACTGCTTGTAATCAGGATACATACAGGCAGAACTTGAATAGAATATTTTTGTCTTATTTATATCGTACTTAGCATTTAGTCTTGATTGAGCCCTTAGAAGATTAAGGTTTATAAGTGCAGAATTTTCCATAATCTGAGAATCATTGTCTCCAGTGAAAATGTAGCCAGCACCGCCCATGTCTGCTGCAAACTGGTAAATTTCGTCAAAACCTGTAATCAGTTTATATGGAATTTCATTATAAAAGTTTCCCTGATAACCTTTAAACTGTATTGCCTTTTCAACATTTTCATAAACAGAAAGATCTCTTTCAATAAATTCGTCTGCCTGTGTGTTAGAGAAATCTGGATGCTTTAGATCAACACCTCTAACCCAATATCCTTCAGACTTGAGTCTATTTACCATATGGCTACCTATAAAGCCACCTGCACCAAGTACTAATGCTGTTTTCATTACTTCCTCACAATTCTATTAGTTAAAGTATATATCAATATTTTTAAAACAAACCAGATATCTGTTTTTCCCAAAACTCAGATATATGCAGATGCTTGTGAAGTCCAGGATGTGGCCAATGTGCTCCAGGCCCCTTTACCCTTCCATAGTCATAAGGGAATTTATGATAGTCATATCCATAGTCAAATATTTCTGGATACTTGTATTTATACTCTTTGTGGCAGCCCTGCCAATTTATCATCTGAAAACGACCAGTAAGTTCAGAAACATCTTTTGGATTACATCCAAATTCAAAGTCTGTAGGAAACTCTATTTTTGTTGTGTCTGAAACATAATGTCTAAAATTATCTTTTAAGAATTGCTCCTGCTCGTCAGTTAGACCATTTGACCAACAAGACCAAAAAAGTTTTATATCGTTAGACTCACAGAAAGCCTCAAGCATTTTAATATGATCTAAATTTTGATAATATACCCACTCATATGGAAGTATTTCTTCATAATCCCATGGTGCCGATACCTTTGTCTTTTTTGGCTTATGGTTAATATACCACTCCTGCATTGACTCGCCATTTGGACTAACAAAATAAAACCGTTCAAAGTTTGCAAAATGTGCAATTACAACCTTTGGTTTATATTGATATTGGTGAATCATTCCAAAAAAACTTGAAATCAGTTTATTAGCAGCAGCACCAGAATAAGAAATATTTCCTATTGGAACTCCAATTCTATTTGAAAGCAAATCTGTCCATCTAAGTTCTTGAGGCATTCCTTGCCCAAGTGTTATTGAGCATCCCAGTGCAACTATTGGTGGATTTGAAGAAAATTCTATTGATCGCAAGCAATCACTGTTCCATTTGTAACTATATTCTGGTCTTTCTACTTCTGAGTGTGATGCTAAAATTGCAGAAGTATGAGAATAATCTTTTTTAGGATTATTTTTATCAATTCCCATATGAGGAATAACTCTTGGATTAAACATATCAAACAGCATTAATAAATAACACCATCTTTTTTTATCTTCCTATATTTACGCCACATTCTAAACTTATAAACAATTCTTTTTAACATTTTGACTCTGGCCACTCTCTCCACCACATTTTTCTTCCATCATCAAGAGGATATCTGTTCCATGAGTATGGTAATCCTAATGCTTTTGGTGGATTATCAAAAAAGTCCCATTTCTCTATTCCTTTTTGATTCCTGTTTCTATGTATGTATGCAGTATAAGTGCTTCCAGATGTACCGACAAAATTTGTGGCATGGTGCATTACCAAGTTGCATATAAGACCAAAAACAACTTCGTCCTGAAATGACAAAGCCATAAACTCATCTCTAAAATTATTTACTATATACTCATCTAGCAATATAAATCTGTGCTTATTATCTTGAACCATTTTGTGTCCTGGCTCACATGTTGTTACAACTATTGGAAGATTATTTTGTGCAAACTTATCTAGCCATGACTCAAACATTTCCTGCTTTGTTTCAAACATTTTTACGTGATCAGAAAGTCTTAAGTGCATTCCTTGAAAATTTCCAATTGAGTGATATATTTTATTTGCTAAGTTAATATACTCCTGTTTAAATTTAACCGAAGATATTGCTTTGTCAAGGCTATTATTTCTTTTATAAAAAAATCTTGAATACCAACCAAGTGTAAGTTTTACATGAAGAGTCTTATCTAGTGGTAGCCTTTTTCTTCCTTCTGCAAAATATTTTTCATCATCAGAGATTTCTTGCTGATTGCTGTAGTAAAAATTATTTAAAATATCGTCAATTACCAACTCTTCTTGTTTGAAGTGGTCTATTTTTTCATTAATAAAAACCAAGTTTGAATCAAAATCCATAAGGTCTAGCAGATGAGGATATTGATTTGGATTTGTAAACCCTTCTCTTTGTTTATTATAAAACCTACTTGGAGTAAAGATTGGAATATTGTCCGTATTGTAAAGTTTTTTGTCTGCGGTATATTGTGCATAATGAACTATAACTGGAACATTAAGTTCATGCGCTAGTCCAGTTGCTAACTCAAGACTCATTACTTGATTTATTAAACCTGTAGGATTATATAACTGAAAGAATAACTTATTCATTTACATAGTTTCTGTTTTTGTGTTTTGGCTACTATCTGTTTTTCTAATATCTGTGTATAAATATTGTGGTCCATGCTTAAAAAACCAATGATCTGGTTCTGTATAAAAAAAGAATGCATTAGCAACTAAATTGTTTTCTGGGTTTGGAAACTCTTCTCTCCAGTGTTCTTGGTCATTTCCATAAGATATAACTGCATCATTCTCTTCTGGTTCAAACTTTATTCCCTCGACATAAAAATCCCAAGGGGTCTTGTGAAAAATTGTATAATTTATGTGATATGTGCAAGCATTATCATCTTTGTGTTTCCATAATCTTGCTTTTTCTCCCTCATAAATGCTAAGAACACACCATGATGGCACCAGTGTATTTGACTCAAACTCTTCTCTTGCTAAAGGCAAAATCATTTCATGAAATCTTCTAAGCGGCTCTATGTTTGGTCCGTGAGTATTGTCCCAAATTGTCCACTGATGTCTTCCAAATCCTTCATCATAAGTGCTTTTATCTGTTGACCATAAGTTCATAGCAAGATTTTGTAATGCTTTATGTTCTGCTGGTGGCAATACAGTTTTTAATAAATAAGGAGTTTTCATTTTACCACTTTCCCAATGGGCATACTGCTTTTTCTAATTTTGTTTTTACTTTCATAAAGCAGCCACACTTTTTACATTGACTTGTTAATTTTATTAGTTCTGGACAACCTTTACAAATAGAATATCTTTCTTCTGCTTTTTCTTCTTCGGCCCATTGAGTATTAGGGTTTGCAAGATCCCAAGGTCTTGTTTCTCCTAAGTTTTGTTTATATTTTTGCCAAGGCGTAAGTTCTTCACTCATCTATAAACTCTGTTCTATACTCATTTAATATAGACTCTGCAATAACCTCACTAATTCCAATATTAAAGTTTTCGCCATCTAGTGTGTATTTTAAAACATGTCTTTCTATGTTTTCTGGGTGAGGCTCTATAGTGTATTCTAAGTTATCAATATTTTTAAAAAAATGGCTTAGTCCATTTTCTCCATTTACAATAATGTATAAAGTATCTTCTTTGTATATATTTATTTTCATAGTATCAATTGTATCATATTAGCACCAACCATTAACCTGATCTGGACATATTCCAGTATATGTGTCACACTGTGTGCCATAAGTGCCTGTTTCTGGGTCATATGGGCTCCAACAGCACTCAACTGTCTCATTACATGCTGCAGGTGCAGCAGGTGTAGGTGCTGATGGAGTAGGTGCTACTGGTGTAGGTGCTGCTGGAGTAGGTGCTACTGGTGTAGGTGCTGCAGCACATGATGGGCCAGATGCTCCTCCATCAAAACAATCACCATTTCTAACATTTGCTGAGGTACATGGACTGTTTGGATTTGGAACATCTCCATTAGAACAATAATGCAATCCAGGAAGTAATGCTGGATATGATGATGTTGGTGTAGGTGCTACAGGTGTAGGTGCTACAGGTGTAGGTGCTACAGGCGTTGGTGCTGTTGGTGTAGGTGCGGTTGGTGTAGGTGCTGTAGGGTCTGCACACTCTGCTCCAGAGGCTCCACCATTTTTACACTGACTTGTATTGATACAAGGGCTGCTAGGATTTGCAACATCTTCAGGTGTACAAGTATGCCATCCAGAAAGAAGTGGTGGATAAGTAGGTGCAACTGGTGTTGGTGCTACAGGAGTTGGTGCAACTGGTGTAGGTGCTGTTGGTGTAGGAGCAACTGGTGTAGGTGTAGGTGTGCTGCCAATACAGCCTAATGCATTTGCTTCTAATAGTCTAGGAGAGCATTGGCATTGTCCACTAGGGCTATATTGATACTGATAATAATCATTTCCTTGACAGAAACCTGCATCATCATCTATACAGTCTGGACACTGAACTACAACTGGAGTAGGGGCAACAGGTGTAGGTGCTACAGGTGTTGGAGTAGGTGCTACATAAGGTCTTCCATCACTATCGCAACATCTTGTTGGATCAAAACTACATGGATCTGAATAACTTCCACTTGTGTCTCCTGGTGGTGGGCATGAAAGTGCGGCAACTGGTGTTGGTGTTGTTGGTGTAGGTGCTACTGGGGTAGGTGCTACTGGGGTAGGTGCTACTGGGGTAGTTGGTGTCGGTGTGGGCTGAACAGAAGGATTTGCAGTAAATGTTACAGACCCAGTAGAACTTGTATATCCATCCTTAGATGCAGTGATGCTTACTGTGTATGACTGATTTGGTGTCAGATTTTCTACAATAAACTGTTCTGGAAATTCTTGGTTTTGTGTTCCAAGTGTTGATGAGTATGTTGTTGTATATGTTGTGTCAAAGTTAGTTATATCAAATGTTGCATAAACTGATCCTGGGTAAACTTGCCATCCTGTATAAACAGTAAATGTTGGTGTTGGCAGAGTTGGCAGTGCTGTTGGTGTAGGGGCTGTTGGGGTTACAATTGGTGTTGGTGCTACTGGTGTAACGATTGGTGTAGGAGCAACTGGAGTTGGAGTTGGTGCTACTGGACTTGGGGTTGGTGTAACTGGTGTTGGCGCAGTTGGAGTAGGGGCAGTTGGTGTTGGTGTCGGACTTACATTATTAAGTAAGTTTCCAAAAAAAAACCATGTATTGGTGTCAAGTTTAACTAAAGTGCCTTTTGAATACTGACCATCTAATGACTTTATTCCAGACTTACTATTAATTGAAACATCTCCGCTACCTTCAGAAACTGTAACTGCTCCAGTTCCTGTCTGAATTATATCAACTGCATACCCTACTGGAATTGGTGTTGAAGAATTTGCAGGAAGAGTTACGGTAATTGGACTAGAAGAATACAAAAGAATTGTTTTGCCAACATCTTCTGCAGATAAAGAAAAGCCTGCTGTTTTTGTTATTATTGTTCCAGCATTTGAAATTCTTGGCTCGACATCAAACCTTTCATCAACAGAGTTCCAGTCAAGACCAGTTCCAGCAAGATCAGAATATGCTCCTGTTGCTCCATTGATTGCACTGAGGATTCCTGCATCTACATAAGATTTTGTTGCTAGGTTTGCTGTGTTTGCTATACCGTGGACATCTGTGGTATCTGCGTTATGTGTTGAAATAGCAGAGTTTCTATTTATTACTTCTGCTGCATCAGCATCTACAAGATTTTGCAAGTGCTTTGCAATAGATGGGTTTACAAGGTTTGCGGTGTTTGTATTGGCGCCATCATAGGTATATGACCCATAATGATATAGTCTTAGTGCTGCCTGAATATCTGCTGCATCTGAAAGACCAGGGACTTTTGTGGGAAACAGACCAGTACCGTTGACGGTATTATCAATATTTTCTGCTGCCATTATAAATCACCCTGTTTCATTATACCACCGTAATAAAAAGATGGACAGACTTTGGTCCAGTCATAGGAACCCAGGATCCATCTATATATTCTATTCCTTCTATCTCAAGCGGTAAAGCAATAAAGCCTTGTGTTGTATCTATATCTTTTATGATTAGATTGGTTGCTAGTGGTCCAGCACTTTCTGGAGAAGAAAGAGAATAGTGAACTGTAAATCTTGAAGAGTCAATTGTTCCTTCTGATAAGTTGTATATACTTGCAAGATTTATTGGTGATATAACTATCTTTCCATTTACTGGGCTTAGTGGACCTTTTGTTTCTGAGTAAAAGTTTGATTTTAAACTAAGTAGTTCTTTCCATTGTGGTGTTCCAGAAGGCTGAATAACATTTTGAAAAACAGTTTTATACGTTTCGGAACTTGTGCTATAGTCTATTGCTATATCCAGTGCTTGAACATCTTGAGAAATTGAGTTTGCAACACTTGGCTGTCTTGGATCTCCCTGAACGCCAATGATAATACTTCCACGATCACCTGTTGGTCCAAAATCTAAATCAAGATTAATTGTTTCTGGTCCACCAAAAACTGTTAGATCGTCGTTAGATAAAAGTATGTCTGCCATTACTAAGCACCTGTTGCAGGGAATACTGCAGTAACTATTCCTGAGTTAATTGGATTTGTGACAACTGTTGCATGCTCTACTGTAAACTTGTTTGCTGGAGTTCCATTTATATAGTATGGAACTTTTGGAGTTATTGTAATTTTTGCAACATAAACGGTAGATGCAGCAAAATTACCAACTAGCGGTGTAGTGCCGTCTGACTGGAACCATGCAACTGTTCCTGAATGTTCTGCTGTTGCAAATACTTCAGTCACTGGAGTTTCTCCCTTAACTGGCTTAGAGACTCCTCTAATATTGTAGTTTGATAAAGTTGCACGAGTATTTTCTTTTGCTCCAGAAATCTGATCTGTAACAGTTATTGTTCCTGTCATCAGTGTGTATACTTTTTCATAAAATGGATTATCGTAATTTCCTTCTGCTGCTCTTACTTCAACATCATATACATATTCTGTTCCAGCCTCTAGTTCTACTGAGTCAGAAGGTCTAATAGCACACTGAACAAATGTTCCATCATCTGAGATTCTAGCAAAACATCTAATTGACTTTGTTGCACCACTTCCACGAACTTCTGCAATAGTAAATTGAGCACTGTCATATGGTGCTGAGGTATCTAAAACATAATCTGGGTTATTGGCATAGTTTGTTGGCACTGTAAAGGCACCAAGAAGATGAGCGGTTCCATCGTTCTTTTTTGGGTAGATACGAAATTCAAAGGTATCACCCTTATAATAGTTAAAGTCATAGGTCGCTGGAAATGCCATGGTTTTATTATACCACGCTGACATATACAGAATTGAGAATTACTGATGCATCAAAGTCTGTTCTAATTTGAGGAACTGCTCCGTTACCCCACATAGACTTGTCTTCAATAAAAATATTCTGTGTGACTGAAAGATTGTATACATTTTGATACTTTAGTGAGCCTACAAACTGCACAAACTCCTGATCTTTACTTGAAAAGTATGTTCTTAGCCAAACCTCTGTGTTAGATGTATAGGTAGTTAGTTCAAAGTTGTATGTTACGAATATTTGGGATCCTTCCTTTATACCGTGAAAGTTTAGGGCTCTCTGATGGCTGTTCCAAAGGCTAGTAGAACCTTTAGGAAGGTATGTCTCGTTTTGGTATTTTTCTTTTGTGTCCAGTAGAAGTGTTACCCAGCCATCATCTCCTTGAGATATTCCAAGTTTTGTTGGTTTGGTAATTGTGTTTATGTAAGATGCCCATCCTGCTTGCTGTCCTGAAGATGATAAAGAACTCAGGCCATCTTTGCCTGCTGGACCTTGAGCACCTTTTGGACCTGGCTTTCCTTCTGGCCCCTCTGGGCCTTCTTTGCCATCCTTACCGTCTCTACCTGCTGGTCCTTCTGGCCCTACTGGTCCTGGCACAGGAAGAAATGACAAAGTATTATCTGGCAAACCAGTTGCTTGACTTTGCTCTACTTGTGCAGCATAAGAAGATTTTTTTGCACCAGGGAAATCCATAGATTTAGAAACGGCCATAGTGACATTATCTCACCCGATTATGCAGTCTCGTATGTTCCAGAGATATACAGATAGTCATTGGTATGTATAGTATGCGGAGAGTTTTTGTCCATTGCTAAATCTTGAGCACCAGATGAGTAATAAAGAGATAAAGTAGTTGATCCAGGATCCGCATCACCAGCAACTTGATAATGGTCGTCTGGGTTTGTATCAGTGTGATGAAGCCCACCATCCCTAAATATGTAATGGGCTACAGGAGCAAAAGGAAGTGTAAGAGAGTACTTACCAGTTCCAAAGTTGGTTACGGTAGCAAAATCAACATGGATTCTAAATGTAACCATTTTGCCAATTTTCATATACGAACCTGTTGTTGGAGTGCCAGTATAAGTTAATCCTGTTGCGCTAAAAACTGGGTTATATGTAGTTGGTTCACTAATTGCAGGTGCTGCTGTAGTTTGAACTGTATTATCATTAAAGATTAAATTAGTGACAGCAAGGTTTGGCAACTGTGCTTGTGCAATACCGTTGATAAGAAAAACTCCATCGTCAACAGTAATACCTGCTTCTGTTCCCAGGGTAGCGTCAGTAATATAGATCGTACCATCACCAACAGATATAGACTTCCATCTATTTTCTGAATTACCTAAAACATACTGGTTGTCTGCTGAAGGAAGAATGTCTCCTGAGTATGAAGAAAGATCTGGTGTTTCACCCTTTTCTGCAAGAGGGGTCCATGATTCATTTACAGAGCCTACTGCTGGAGGGTATCCAGGATTAAGTGGATTACCAGTTCTTACATAAGTTCCGCCATTATAATAAACAGCAACTCCTAAATTATATGAGACACCATTGTCATAAGAACCTACGATAGTGAATGGGGTTGCTCCATCTGCACCTGCTGGACCCTGCGGTCCTTGTGGGCCTGGTGTTCCAGACCCTGATCCACCTGTTGTAGTAAACCGTGCCATTATTATTCAAGCCCTGTCTTAAGAACTGCAATATATGTTCCATTTGTATCAGCAATTGCATAAAGTGCATCTAGTCCAGGTAGTTCAACAGACCATGCTGATCCAGGTGATAGACGATATCCAAAATCTTCTTGATTGACTCCTTCTCCACCAAGATACACGTAAGAAGTATCGCTTAGGTTTTGAACTGTAATATCCATACCAGAGTGCATTCCATTTGGAGTAAGGCGTATAGCCTCAGTATTGCTTATTTGTGATAATGAGTGAGTTGTCATAAAAATGATTATATCATTTGTTTACTTTAAAAGTTTTATCTTTTACTCTAACCAGTGGTGGCAACTCAGTTCTTGGAGTTGATATTTTAACTACCGACATTATAGACTACCTGTCACATCCCCAATTACTGAGATGGTTCCAATCAGAGGTGTCCAAATGGTATTTTCATCAATAGTAACCTGAAGGTCAAAAGTTAGTTCTGTAACAATAGACTTGTAACCAGTACCCCAAAATTGAGTAACAGATGCTGGAGCCAAGATATCTACATATCCTTCTCCTGGTGTAACTTCCAGGGAATCAAGAACATCAGACTGAGGATCATAAGATGTAGCCTCAAAGGTCCAATCAGATGTATCAAAATATGTCACTTCGTCATCTTGTAAAAATTCCACACGAAGCGGAGAGGTATCTCCTCTAACTATTTGCCATTTAATACGAGCAGGGTCTGCTCCAAATACTTCGGGTCCATGAGTAGCCATAATAATTGATTATACCATAAAAAAGACTAATACCTTGATTGGTGGGTATAGGACAAACCAAGGTATTAGCCAGTAATAAAATTATACCATAAAGGTACAAAATGGACATGATATTAAAAGTTTACCAAATTGTTACAATTGATAATGTCCGATTTGTTACTTTTAGAATAGAATGCCAGTATTGGGATGGTGTATACTTAAATATATATAAGAAGAAAAGAATATCTTTATAGTTTTAAAAACTATCTTATATATAATATATATAGTTACTTAGATTTTGAAATATACTCAATAAGAATATCATACATATGGTCCAATTTGCGATCCATTTCTTTTCTTTTAATATCTGCTTCATTGGCACGTTGTTCAAGTCTATTCATCTGGTCCTTGACACTTGAGCCACCATTGGTTTTAAGTTCGCTAAGATAATGTTTCACCAGCCACTTGATCGCAAAGGCTATTGATGATACAATTGTAAGTATTGCTACGATTAACGAAGCCCAGTCCTGGATTGTCATAACAACATTATTATAAGGGGTATTTTAATAAAATGAAAACACACATACTAGACACACTAGAGTATTCTAAGAATTTAATTATATCCCCCGACATGGATGGTTTTATGTCCGCAAAATTATTAGAGCGTTTTAACGGTTCGAAAATAGTGGGTTCGTATGACAAAAATATTTTATGTCTCGCCGACGGGATCAATCCAGAAGAATGCTTGTTTGTCGATTGCGATATGAATCGTCAAGAGTATGTATCTCTCGGCAACCATATGCGACTCTTAGAAGATAATATGTCAGTCGAGTCGTTTAAACCGAATGTGCACGTCGGCGTTTCGACATATAGCGACAAGTTTCCTTTCGCAACCGCTTTTTTGATTTCGTTCGCAACAGAGGTTCAAACCTCCGACTCTGACCTTATACGCATGGCTTTCGCTGATTCAACTCTAAAGAACATGGAGAAGTACAGCGATAACATGCGAAACTGGTCTACACGGATGGAACATCCTGCAACAAAGTACATAATAGACAATTCGGACATTGCAAAAAGAAATGATGCACAAGCAAGATTTGATTATGTTGATCAAGCATTTGTTTCTAAAAGGTACGGCAAGGAAAGATACCTGAATACCCTTAATAAGGCTTTGGAGGCGCAGGAGATGGCTTTTGAGCCACTAGTCCAGGGTATTAAGTACATAAGTGACAAAGTTGGTATAGAAACCGTTATAAGGTATAATAGAGATATAATCTCATATGCAGAAATTTTTACAGGAGAGTATTCTGTAACTTACAACCAAGAAAAGGAATGGGCATGAACAGAGAAGAAGTTTTAGCAGTAATGATTGATACAGTAAATGAATATAATTATAACTTGATGGTGCAAGCCAAGATGAGTAATGAAGATATTACAAAAAATATTGATGGTCAATATCCAGCGCTACACCATATGATGGGTTTGATCTATGATGATCTTGCTCAAAAAGATGTATTTAAGTAAAATCTGAAAAATTTTTTATTTGCCACAATTACAGCCAGAGCAAGAGCAACTGGTTTGAGCAAGCAGGTTTGTTTCTTCTGGTCTGCCCATATCCTGCCAAAAGATCTCTCTGCCCATAGCGTCTGTTTCTACTATAGGTGTTGATTCAAATTCTGGCATACCTGTTTTACACCAGTCAAGGTTTTGATCTTCCCCGAAATTATCGTCCCAGGCGTTTTCTAGATTGTCTAATATTCCCATAAATATATTATACCTTATTCCGTCGAAATCTGAAAAAAATTATAAAAACCAAATATCCTAAAATCTGAATATTTTGTCCAGATGTATGATACACACTATACAAAACAACAAACAAAAAAAATAGTGTGCCCATAATAGACACACTATCGATCTTGTATGCACTAGGCACTACATCTTGGGTGCGCTACCCTGTATCCACCCACTATGGATTCCTACTAGTGGGGCATCGATGTTAACTGCTGTGCCGATGGGTAATGTGGCACCAAACAATTCAATAAACTCTAGGAGATGTTCTTTAGTATCAAAATTCATTCCTCTTGTGGAACCTTGTGTTGTTGTTAATGTTGCTTTAATCATTGTATTCTCCTTATTGTAATGGCTTCTGTCGTAATTGCTTATTGTTCCCCCGCTTGCGAGGTGCGCTCTGCGCCTATCTAGTTCACTGAGCATCTACTAGGTTACTTACCTGTGCATAGATGTTGGCATGCTCATAGCAAACCTTCTCTGTTGGGATACCTAGCATGAACGCATCTGTTCCGCTATAAACTAACTGTGTGCTTTCGCAATTTGTGATAATACATTTCATTTATTTATTCTCCTTAGTACATAGGCAGGTGGTTAATGTTATTGTGTTACCCTGCATGGTAACGATTGCTAGTGTAGAACATTCATCACATAGAAATAACATTGGCGTATTCATTTAATTACCTCCTAAAATAAAACATGTAATAACTGCAATAGCAACACCAATAAAGGCACCTATTGGACCCATGTAGTCGTATTCATCTAATAGGTCTATCATGTATGTGAAAGGGTTAGTCATGTTATTCACACTCCCCACATGGGCACTGTGGAAACTCACGCTCTAACTTAATCTTGTTAGCGAGAGCCTGTACCTTTTGGTAGGTATCAGCACTAGCACCTCTAAAGGATACTACCTCACCATTAGCAACCATAGTTGCAGCGAGGTGGATACGCTGTTCTAGGTCAAGATGACCGAACTTAGAATGTTTGATTGTATTTTTATCTAGTGTATTCATTTAATGAACACCTTTCTTTAGTAGTTATTTAATCTTATTTAATTTTTCTTATACTAGAAGTATAGCACAAAAATGTCAAAAAGTCAAGTTTAGACACGGACAAATCGGACATTTTTAATGTGATTTACACCACACAGATCGCACGTTTACTCTGTCAAGTCGACACGCCGATAATGCTACGATTGTTACGCTATTGTTATAATTCCCCCAAAAATGTGATGTGATTCACAATCCCCTTTATCCCAAATGTCCGTTTTGTACCCACCAAAATGTCAGACCCCCCTGCTATACTTTATAGTATAAAGAAAGTTAAATAGTAACAAAAAAGAAAGGTGGTCTAAAATGACTACACTAACAATTAACGAAGTGTGTAAGACACACACCCCTAATAAGTCTGCTATCTCTATGGTAGGAGATGACCAATACACTTTTTGCGAAGTGTGTGAAAATAACATTGAGCGTTGGTATAACGATACCGACCCAGAGCGTCTACCTATGTGGACAGATTGGAAGGTGTCTAAATGAGTATTTGGACTAAATTTGCTACTGTAAGCGATTACCCTAAAGGCTTAATGAACCTATGCCCTTGCGGTCAGGTTGTATTAGCCCCCGCCCTGTATCACGAAGGGCAACCTTATTGGGAAAATCCTAATAAGTGTAAAGAATTATTCGAAGGAGTAAAATAATGAGTACATTTTTAACTGTTGCCTCTGTATGTGGCAAATCCTCTGCCTCTGTTGATGTCTATGATGTAGACCTTAACCCTCATGGTGTTATCTGTTGCGATAATTGCCAATCTATCTTGATGTGCCGTAAGGCATGGGACTACCTATACAAGGAGGCTAACTAATGCCAGTATTTGAATTCACTACTTTTATCGACATCGTTGCCGATAACTATGATGATGCAATTAACGAATTTGATTTTAAGTTAAAACATGGAAACATAAATCGCAGCGATGTCTATGTTGCAGAAATTGAGGAAAAGTAAAATGGAAAAAGATTTATTTGGATTTACAGATGCAATTAATTTAGATCATCTAAACTTAGAACAACTAAAAGAATTAGAAAAACTTTTAGAAAAAATAAAATAAATAAAAACAATTTTGCAGAAATAAAAACTCTGCAAAAATTGCACGTGCAAAGTTATCCACAGGCTGTGTATAAGTAATGTGAGATTAATCACATACGACACGCCGTATTTGGACTTGACTTTTTGACATTTTTATGCTAGTATTAATACTATAACAATTAAATAAAGATAAATAAGCAATGAGCCTTAGCAAATAAATGTGATGCAAATCACAGTGAGCCTAAGCAAATAAGTGCCCAATTTGTCAGACCCCACTGCTAGACTAATACTATAAACAAACAAACGAAAGGTAGTCAAAATGACTTACACTATAACACTAGAAACCTTCAATGGTTCAACAAAAAAAATCGCTCTCCCTTCTCGTGGTGCGGTTGCTCAATTCCTATCAACATACCCAACACAATTGCCAGTTGGTGTATCTGTCAAAGTCGCCTGCGACACTCTCGGAATTACTGGAACACTTCGTGGAAAGGCTACACTCTAATGACTAATACAGTTGCATTCGCTATCTTCCCTTTTGAACATAAGGGCTATCAGTTTATTTCAAAGGTTTCAGAAAATTCTCGCTACCTACCGCAAATTCTTTCAATCAAAGATGAGTTTATCAAAATGAACATCGGTGCAATTGATGAACTTATGCCTGACCTTGAAGATTTATCTTGGGCTTCAATCGAAAAGCAGGTTGCCTTTATCAATGAGGGGGGCACTGAGATGTTTCTAGAATTGGTAGGTATCGCATAATGATGACACGCAAAGACTATGTAGAGGTTGCCAAAATTATCTCAAAGCATTCGAAAGGCGATAGTTGCCGACTAGATATTTTAATTGATGACTTTGCGTTTTGGTTCGCAGAAGATAATCCAAATTTCAAAATGGAAAAATTTATGGAGGCTTGTAATGAATAGACTACTAACTACAATCGTTCAACTATTTTTAGCGGGTAGCGTTTTTATTTTATTTAGAATGATGTTACCAATGTTAAAAGAAGATTGGCAAGAAATAAAAAACGATTTGCGAAAGTAAATTGTGATCCTGAGCAAGATTGAAAACTGCTCAAATTTTGGACGTGCAAAGTTATCCACAGGGTTATCCACATAGGTTTAAGAGGTTGTGTACGACACGCCCGAAATTTTGTGAGATTAATCACACGACTTGAGCGTCTCACTATTTGGATTTACTGGCTAGTAAGTAGAGATTTGTCAGTGCCATAGGCTAGGATAGTATTATCAAGTTAAATAAAGAAAGAAGGTTGCCCCCTATGGCTACTAAACTATACACTATCGAAAACCTACTTGTAGGAAAAACCTACACTTCCCGTAATCGCCACTTTGAAGGCGAAATTGTATCGGCTACTCCACGACCAGAAATTTGGTATGGTGATAACACCGAAGCATACCTTATTGAAATTAACACTCGCAGTTTGCGAAATAAGTTTGCGACTATCGCAGTTAAGGTTGGTGAGTAATGATAAAGGAATACATTGACGAAAACGAATTCTATTTAATTAAAGATGAAATGCGATTTTGTTGTGATGAGTCGCAATTTAAATACACTTGTAAGGCTCACGGCGAGGCTATGGGTTGCTACTATTGCGAATTCGACTACTCAACAGATTGCGAGGAACAACACTAATGGGATACATTGAGATTTTTAGAATTGACAACGAGGGCGCAGGTTGGATAGACTTGGCTCAGGCTAATGCAGATGAATTGTTTAATTTGGAATTAGGCTTACTTAATGAAGGCGCACTATTTACAACGAAAGAGGCAGAATAATGGACTATGAATACCTAGTAACTTGTCAATACGACTATGAGGAAAGCCCTCATTGGAAGCAACGCTATGAAACCGAATTTGACGCTTGGAAGTCTTTCTTCAGTTTTACCGATTGGGGAATGGCTAACGAATACTCAACAGTTAATATTTACACACACACAGGTAAGTGTTATACAAAAATATTCTATCGAGATGGAAGGGTGGTAACACGATAATGGGTTCAGTAACCGCACTAGGAATTAAAGACGAAGTGTTAGACCTAGAAACACAATTGTTATACCACTTGCAAGGTAATCACTATCCACCTGTCCCCGCAGAAATGGTGAAACCTTGTATCGAGGCTATTGACGCATACTATGATGAAGACTATGACCGAATGATTTCTATGCCTATGGTTGGCGACTTTCAGATTCTCTATAAGGGAATGACTCACGCACCTGCAAGAGCAATTGTAGACCAGCACCACTTATCTTTTTGGCTACCAGATTGGGAGGACTAAATGTCTGATACAATGGAAACTATGGAATTGATCCACGCAGATGATTTAACACCAGACCAATTAATGCTTGGTGATTTAATTAAAATTGGTGATGACATAGTTGAAGTTACTTTTATTGAAAGCGATTCAACAGGAGATAACTACGACATACAAACAGAAAATGAATTTGGTGAAACAGAAGTTACACAGTATAGTTACACTGATTCAATTCCGCTGTATGTTTTTATTGAAGAAGAAGAGGAATAACTAAAAGTATTTTTGTGTGCTTCCCAGCACAAAAATGCACGTCCCGCCGATGTGAGATTGATCACATTTAAGAATTTGACATTTTATCCCCCTGTATGCTAAGATTATTATATGAAGAAAACACCAGAGGAATTACGCAGGCTTATGGAATTACGCCGTAGCAACGCTGCTTCTGCCGTGCCTTCTAAAAAGAAATATACTCGCAAGGGTAGAAAATGTCAGTCAGAAATGCTATACTTAAAAGATAACAACAACTAAGAAAGGTCGTGCCCCCATGACATTCGAAAACGATGAATACCTAGATGAATACTATGCACTAATCTGTCCTTCATGCAAAGAAAATTCTGTTGATGAGGTTGAAGAAATGTGCACCCATTGCCTATTGGAAGAAATGTCTGCAACTTATAATGAAGACATTGCACTAGAAATGAGCCTTGGCCTTGACTACTAAACTAATCCGCTCTAAAGATAGAAAGGTCGCTAACCTTGTTACACCTAATGGAAAGCAAGCAAGTATCGCAAATACCTTCGGACTACCCGCAGGAAAAAACTATTCATGTCCTGGCGCAACTAGTGTCTGTGAGACTGTTTGCTACGCTGGCAAATTGGAAAAGATATTCCCAGGAGTAAAGACTAACCTTCTTCACAATTGGTCCCTGCTCAAAGACGCAGACTATGAAACTATGGTCATCCTACTTAAAGAAATGATCGTTGACTTTATCAAAGATTGTGCAAAGAAAGACGCACCCCTTCTATTCCGCATTCACTGGGACGGAGATTTCTTTAACGATACTTACGCATATGCATGGAAGCAAGTTATCATGGATTACCGTTTTGTACAATTCTGGGTATACACTCGTGTAGAATCTGCAGCGCTTATGCTTAAGGACCAACCTAATCTATCTTTATACTATTCCACTGATAGTGAAAATAAAGATACTGGAATTAAACTTAAGACTGAAAACGGAATAAAGTTAGCATATCTTGCTAAGAATTTTGCAGAGGGCCAAGCAGACATGAAGGCCTTAACAAATAAGCCTGGCGCTAAGTGTCCTGAAAATGCAAAACGCATTCCATTAATTAGCAATGCAGGATCCGCTTGCGTTTCATGTTCACTTTGTGTATACTCTAAGAGCGATGTAGTTTTTTCTGCAACTAAGAAATGAGTTAAGTGAATACCCTTCAAGTAATATTTTTATTTTGGTTATTTATATTTATTTTTATTAACCAATAAATTTGAAGGGATCCACGTCCGCAAAATCCAGTTTGTCAAGTTACGACACGCCTTTAAGATGTGTTTAAGAACACACCCCAGAACCTCCCCAGAATTGGTATTTCTGACATTTTTCTGCTAAACTTATACTATAAGCAATTAACCCCCACAACGAAAGGCAAGACCCAAATGACACTTCACGGATACACATACCAAATCGGCGACCTATTCACTACAAGCAAGACAGGTGTAACAGGACGAATTAAAAACTTCACACCAATCAATTCTAAACTAACTAGAGTTTCTTTGCAACTCGCAAACGGCGCACACCGCTTTGCTATGGTCAAGACCTCTAAGTAATCTCAAAATGTGAGAAATGTCAGAAATGGATTTGACATTTTTTAATCCAAAATGTTATACTTAGGTATAACAAAAACAACCCCTAACAGAAAAGGAAATAAACAAATGGCAGTAGCAACAGCAACTTACAAGGTAGGCGACACTTTCACAACACAGAAGTCAAAGGTTACAGGTATCATTACCGAAATTAACCCACAGGCTAACGGAAATGTTCGTGTAAAGTTAGATGTCAATGGACAGGCTCGCTATACAACTTGGACGGCTAAGTAAGTTTAGCAATAACGCTAAAGCAAAACACGCCCCACAGAAATGCGTGTCTAAATAAATAGAGTGGGACAACCTGAGCAAGTTGTAAAACTACTCACCTAACCCCCCTAACAGAAAAGGAAAGACCCAAATGGCAAGAGGCAAAGCAATCTCAGTAAAAGTCCCTACTCAACGAGTAATCACCGCATTAGAAAACGCTCTAGCAAAACTAGAAACTTCTTATGCTAATCAAGAAGCAAACGAAGCAAAGTATGATGAGGCTCGCAAGGCTTGGCAGAAGGCAGTTGGAGAGTTTGCAGTAGCACACATCTCAAAGGCTGAAAACTTCCGCACATCTTATCGTAATTGGAACAAGACTCTCAATGTTGATTTTGACCTCACTCTCAATGAGGCAGATTTTCCAAAAGAGCCTGAAAAGGATTTTGAGTCAATCTCTATCTATAACTATCGTGAGCAAAAAGAGGAAATTGAGAACGCAATTCGTATTCTCAAGATGACAGATGAGGAAGTAGTTAATACTTCTACATACAACGCAGTTGCTCGTTATCTATAAATGAAATTGGGTGGGGTGTAAAAGCCCCACCTAACTTTCATCTCTGCTAAGCCCCAGGCCAAGATGCGTGGGTATGCCTGAGATGATGATCGCCAGGCTGATTAGGGCGATTTAATAGAAATACTATAGAGCAGGGCTCCTGCAGGCCCAAAGAAGCAGACATCCTGAGCAGGATCCAAAAAGGCTCCCCGCAAGGGGCCTTGACAATTGTCAGTGGTACCTAGTACAATTAATTTAAACAACTAACAGAAAGAGGCCCCCATGGACCAAGTAACAATAGTAGACAATCACTACATGACACGAGAATTTCTTGAGTCTCAATTAGTAGAAAATAAAAACCGCATTGCTCAACTAGAAGAGCACATTCAGAAAGTAACTCAGCGCTCATATGCAGATTCTGCAGACCGTAACCGTATGGTTGAATCAATGCAAGAGTGGACCTTTGAGGCTTTGTCCCAAGGTTCAATCACTGAAACAGAAGCAGAAGAAATTGCTGAAATCATGGGCTTTGAATTAACAAAAGAATTCGAAGTTGAAGTTACAGTGATGTATTCAGTGACTGTTAATGCTCGCAATGAAGAAGAAGCACAAAATGCAATTCATGATATCGATTTCGATACTGTCGATTACAACTCAGATAATATTTCTTATTTGTCATCCTCAATTGACAGGGTAGATATTTAGTAGGGGGCTACTAACATAGACCTGCCGCATGTCTTTAAACTAGGTAAGGGCCCTGAGCATGGCCATGTAAACTGCTCACTTTTTATTCCCGAAAAATTGCACGTCCGCAAAAATGATCTTGTCAAGCCGACACACCGATATTTACGATGTGATTTACGACACCCCATAAAATGTCCGATTTATCCCATATCTAGTTATCCCGATTTGCATTTGTCAGCCCGTCCTGTTATACTTAAATTATCAACAAAACAAAAAGGAGAAAACTCATGGCACATGACCTAGAAACACAAAACGGCGTTGCATCTTTTGCATCATTCCGTGAACCCGCTTGGCATGGATTGGGTACCGTATTTACAGAAGAAAAAACAACCGCACAAATGCTAGAGGCTGCAAACCTCAATGGTTGGAATGTTCGTCTGGAAGATTTGGAAACCCCCTCACATCTAACAAGCGACAAAAACTATCAGTATGTATTGCGTACCAATCCTACTGACAACACTCAGACCGACATTCTTGGTGTCGTTGGTGAGCGTTACCATGTAATGCAGAATGAAGATTTATTCTCATTCGGTGATAACATTCTAGACGGCGGAGGTCGTTGGGAAACTGCTGGCTCAATCAAGGGTGGTCGTGTTGTATTCGGCTCTCTTGCACTAGAGCGTGAAACTGTTCTTGACCCTAGCGGTGTTGCAGATAAGGTAAAAACTTATTTACTCATCAACACATCACACGACGGCTCTATTGCGATTCAAGCCTCAATTACTCCCGTTCGTGTTGTATGCGCTAACACTCTTAACCTTGCTCTTGGTGGCGTAGGTCGTAAGAAGAATAAGGGCATCAAGCAATCTTTCAAGATTCGCCACACTCAAACTGCATCAGGTAAGGTGCAGATTGCTCGTGAAACTCTTGGTCTTGCTAATGCCTACATGGACGAATTCGACATCATGGCTAAGGCTATGTTCGAGAAGGAAGTCAATGCTAAGTCTTTCAATGACATCATTCTTGCTGCATACCCAAAGCCTGAAAAGGATTCTAAGGGTGCGTTCAAGAAGTGGGAAAACAAGGTCGATACAATTAACGACATCTACACAGGTGAATTTAATGGTATGATTGCGGGTAACGCATGGGGCGCATTCAATGCACTCACCGAACGCCTTGACTGGTATCGTTCTGCTCGTGGTGGTTCTAACGAATCTATCCTTGCATCAGCATCAGGATTTGACCCTGCAATTAACGCAGAGAAAAATCGTTTGCTAAAAGTTGTGCAGAATGTTATGTCTTTAGCATAACAAAAAAATATCCTGAGCAAGATATAAAACTGCTCGCTTGGTTCCATAGATCAATTGGTTAGATCGCTACCCTGTCACGGTAGAGGCTACGGGTTCAAGTCCCGTTGGAATCGCAATAAATAAATATGCAAAACAATGCATAAAAATGCCACGTGCAAATTAGTACAAATTGGACATAAAAATGTCAAAACAAAAAATCTTTACGAAGACTATAAAAGATCCCCAAAAATGTCAAACCAAAAAATCTTTACGATAGAGTTGACATTTCCCAGGATCTAGGCTACAATTAATATATGACCCAACAAGTTGCAATATATGAAATGAACTACTCCTGCTCTCCTGGTGGTGTTGACTGCTGGGAAACAACTATTCAAGGTTATGGGACTAGCACTACCGCCTCTGACTTTAAGACTGCTGGACAGGCCCTTAATTGGGTACTTGACAGATACCCTGATGAAGTACTAGAATTAGTAGTAACCTCACTACCTGCCTATGAAAAGGAATATGCGTGAATACTATAGATGACCTAATCAATGAAATATATGAAAGCAATTTCTCTCACCTAGAGTTTGAAGAAAATATGGGGGGAGAAGGTTGTGACTGCCATATCCACACTACACTAAACACTATTGCCCACTATGCTGGAATTGAGGTAGGAGAATGAAAGTTAGAATCAGTCTTGAACAAACCATAGATATTGATGAAGCAATGTCTAATGATATAGGGTTTGAACTCTATGGTCCCTCTGATATGAGCACGGAAGATAAAGTAGATTATCTAATGGCTAGATTTGCTGAAGACATAGATACTATGGTAAAGTATGATGAAGTGTTAGGCAACATCTCAATAGAATATATAGAGGACTAAATGCTAGGATATACACTAGATGAGTTAGATGAGATGATTAGATCTGTTGGCTTAGCCAAGAAGTCTATCTCTAATGAGGAAGCAAGAATCAATACTGGTTTAGATAAGGCTCACGACTTTCTCCAGGGCTTATGGGCAGAAGGGTACTTTGACTAATGTGGTATAAGCATGATTATGTATGTACTCATTGTGATGCATTGATTGAGATCACTACCCTGGATAGTTTGCCTGAATGCTTTGAGCCTCAGTGCCCTTGTGGATCTGCTAGTATTATTTATATTGGGGTATCAGATGGCAATGCCCCTATCATTACGGATGTGAGCAAGGTCACACCCCGTACAGTTGTCAAAATCAACTCCAACCCCTATAATTAATATATGGACCTAAACACATTCAAAGAATATATAAACCTACACCTAATAAGTCTTGAACAAGACCTTGAAGAAAACCCTGCTTCTATCCATGTGGTAGATATCGAGGGACAAATCTATGCTACTAAACACCTAATCGAGGTTCTTAATGGATAACATGACACTAGACCCATATTTAATGAGACAGGTAGAAATGGGTATGGACGGAGCAGACATCCTGCACGGACATCTAAAGACCCTTATGTATGAGGCTGAAAAGATTCTCAATGCTTGTATTGAGGTTGAGGAAGAGAATGACTATTCAGACGCTATGGAATCTATGGAGCGCACAGAGGCTACTGGCTATCTAGACGCCCTATCTCATGTATATGCTTTAACATATGCTATCGCTTTTGCCAAGGAAGATATCAAAAACCGCAAGGAGATTCTAGGTGAGTAACTTTATTGAAATGGATTTTGATGAGTGGGCTGCAACCTACAAGCCAATCGTTAATCATATAGACGAACATGCCTCATTTGATAATGGGGAGGGCGGCATTATGTTTGAGACATATGGTGATGAGGTTGCCTTTGTTAAGTCTCAGTCCCCTGACAAAATCTGGATGTATGGCGATGGCGATGATGGTGGGTCTTATATCTGGTCAGGCTGGGGATTTGTAAATAGACTAGGATACTTCATCACTGAGGTACCATGCCCACCTGATACAACTATTCAAATCCGTGTAAGTTATAACTGGTTTTACTGTGAGGGCTGCGGGGCTGAGTTTGAGGACCCTGATAATACTATTAGAGATGCCTTTGATGAGGCAGACTTGCAAAAATGTCCAGAGTGCGCTACACTTGATGAAATGACCCTAGTAGGATTGGAAAAATAATGACTAAGTATGTAATAGATGAACTAGAACTTGTAGGCTCTTTCGCTGTTGACAGCGGTCAGGCAATGGTAGGCGACCCCTGCTATCTAGACCAATGGAAAACTAATGAGGGCGAGGAGTGGAACCTAGAAGGCAAGGCTGGAGATTACTCCTACCACGGCGCTAGTGCTACCACAATTGCTAATGACGCAGGCGTCCTAGGCACTGGCAGTGCGGTAGTCTTTAATACAGGCTATGGCGACGGCTACTACCCTGTCTATGTTAAGTATAATGAGGACGGACGAATTGTTAAGGTAGTTATTGACTTTGAGGGCGACCTAGATGAGGATGATGAGTAATGCCACTATACACAATCATAGCAAAAAGAGAAACCCTGTATGAATTTAACTTTGAGGCGGAATCTGAAGAGGAAGCCATTGCTGAAGTAAACCGCATTGAACTCACTGAAGATATTGAGGAATATGCCTACGATTGGTACCCACTAGAAATTGATGAGATTAACGAGGAAGAGGAGTTAGCATAATGGGAGCACGGATCAACTTTGTATTTAAAGACAGTGAGCAAGGACCTATGGTCGTATTGTACAGTCACTGGGGCCAGACAGAATGGCAGCGGGACCTGGCAATGGCCCTGCAGCATGCTAAGCCTAGACTAGGAGATTCATCCTATGGCACCCGCATGATTATTAGTTATCTTATTCAAGATAGCGTCATGGAGGAGACAGGGTTTGGCATCTATGCTATTGATAATGATGGCTATGACCTAGGTGAACAAACTATCCTCATTGACTTCACTAACAAGACTATCACTGACAATGTTTCGGTAGACTTTGATAAATTTGTGGCTGCTTATAGCCCAGCGCTAGTCTAGGTATTGGGTCACCTAGGCTAATCGGGTGGAGGGGGCAAGCGTGGGGCTTGCTCTTTCCCCCACCTTTTGATACAATGGATACAAGGGAGAACTATGCGTATAAGCAGACGAATTACAGATGAGGAGAAAGTTGCCAATAAACTTGGCAATACTATTTCTGACCTGCGAGTTGATTTGGAATTGGTCGGGGAATACTTAGCCAAGTCCCAACCCTATGTAGTGTATAATCGGTTACAGGTAATAGCAGAGTCAGCCAAAGAAACTAAGGAAGGTACAAATTATGCCCACAACAACTTTTGAGAACAAGGCTTTAATTCTAGGACAACTATGGATTAACTACAAAGCCGAAGAAGAGTGGATTGATTTCTTTATTTACAACGATTTAGGTTTGCCACTTGCTTTCGCATTTGCGGAGGGAATAATTAATCATACTCCAACACTAGAGCAATACATAAACGAAACTTGGGATTTGTTCCTTGAAGGTTTGGGTGCTGATGATGAAGGTTTTGAAAGCATTGAGGACCTACTCGAAGACGACTAGTCTTTGGCCCGAAAGGGCCCACGTGCCATATATTGATCAATTTGTCAAACCTCATTTCTAAAAGACATTACGAACCTCCAAAACCTTCCCCCTCCAGAAGATTACGATCCAAACCTTATATCCCCAAACCCTTATACCATAGGTTTGAAGGTTTGTCAAACCATGTTATAATTGTATTATGAGTCCAAGACATCATTTTGCAGAATATGCTAAAAGACAGCCAAAAGAGTATAAGGCTTTCTCTGACTCTATGTGGAATACATTTGTTACTGTTACACATGCTATAGGTTTGTCACCTTTCTTTACTTTTACCCCCGAATTTTTGCAGGCCCGTGAAGAAAAGCAGGCCACAGGCCGCTTCGCCCCAGGCGAAATCCCAGGGGATCAAGACCAAACCATACAATAACAAACCCCTATAGAATAACAAACCATTTCTCCTTGGTTTCTAGAAAAACCATAATAGTTTTATTAAAAAACATTACGATATGAGCAAATTTTCCCCTAGTTTTGGGGGATTTTTTTTTGCAGCAAAAGGGCTTGACAAACCATACAATATAGGCTATAATGCCCAAACCCTGCATATTAAGGTTTGACAGATATGAAGGTTTGTGATAAAATCCCCGCTATGAAGGTTTGGGGATAGGAAGGTTTTTCGGTTTGACATTACGACGCCTTCTATGATATGCTCTATGCTCCACTATCCTCCACAATGCTCCACTTCTAGAATGTCTAAATATATAATCAGTAAGATTAATCTGTGGATAAACCTGTGGATAACTATGATATTTCTGCCTTATTGACATGTGGATAACTTTACGATACAATGGTTTTATGCCTATACATATCCCAATCTACATCAATGACAAACTCATCAAAACCTATCATATTGGACGCATAGCAGGAGATGCTAATCCTGATTCTATCAATAAATATCTGGTTATCCAAGATGATCAACTATGGAGTGTAGGTAAAGAGTTTGATCATAGATATGGAGATGGTGTTGAAGCCTGTGTTATCAAGGGTATCAATGCCTGTGGATAACTTTGTTCATCTTGATATGATATGATGTCTATATGACAACTTTACTCTTAATCGCAATCACATGGTATATAACAAAGGTTTATTATACAAAGCAGTTCAAAATTCAAAGGGAACTTAAAGATCCATCTATGGGGCATATTAAATGCTCTCAATGCTCTCAAACCATCTATACCAACAAGGACAACTTCCGTGTCCCATACTACTGTGTAGCCTGTGGATAACTATGCTAGATGTCCTATGCTTTAACTGTGGTGGTATGTTCCAAGTTCCCTATGGCACAAAAGAGATTACGAAGCAGTGTCCAAAATGCCAGGGCAAATAAAGATTACGACCACTCTCGAATAGCCTTATTGACCATACGGATCAAACCTCGTCTAGTCACTTTAGATGCATCAAATGTCTCCGTATAACCGCCTTGTGGCATATCCGCCTTATCTAGGAAATGTCCGTACTTCTTAGTAAGTGTATTTACTACTAGGGATTCTACTGCTCTTGCTTTATCCCGTTCGGAAAACCACCAATACTTAATCAGTATCCAACCCTTGGTCCTATGGGCTGCAAACCTTCTTCCGCTTACATCAGATATCCCTATTTTGACAGCCTTATGCACAGGGCTGTATAGTATATATAGTAGGGTCATATGTACATTATACTTTATCTCCCGCAAAATATGCTAGAATTGATTTATGGATTATTCGATAGTTACCCTGCCTAGAGTTGGCTCTAACTACCTTCAAGATAGGATACTCCAACATACTGGTTTGTTCGTTGAAAGATTCCACACTATTCAAGATAACAAAATGATAACGATAGCCAGAGACCCAGTAGAGTTTCTTACATCTGAGGTTTCTATGAGATACTTCTACGATACCTCAAGTACTACTTTAGACAAACTGGTTAATAATAACTTAAGAAGTCTTTGGTTAAATGATTACTCTGCCTACTTTACTGGCACAGATGATCTGGCTATAGTTGACCAGTTTGACATTATAATAGATTACGATAGGCTAATAAATTTCCCCATTGAAACGATCAAGTCCCTAGCCAACCATATGAATATTGATATTACTTCTGAAGACTATGAGTCTGGTCGCCTTAAGGACTACACTGAGCATGGTCATATTGTATCCAGCAAGAATGTAAGAGAGTATGAAATGATCAGAGAATATGTAGAAAATACAGACATATCTAGATTATATGATATTTACCATGCCATGCTAGATAGAGCCATACATTGACAATAAACTAAAAACTTGATATGCTTAGCATATGGAAAAGAAAATAGGAAAATACTGGTTTGCATGGGGTCGTAAGTCTGGGTTTGGTATTGGGTTTGATATTGACAAATATCACTGGAGTCTTGATCTTGGCTTCTGGTATATTGGTCAGGAGTTCTAATGATTAACATGGAAATCCCTGACCCATTTACAGCATTTCGTATAGAAAAATATAACAGCACAAAAGGATTACGATATGACTTCTTCTCTGGTGAATGGGACATGGAATGTGCTGCTTGCGGTGAACCTCTAAATGCCCCGAACAAAAAGACTATGACCAAGATTCGACTATACCATACAAGAAATGAGTGCCTAGGTGGATACTGAACAAACCTTCGATCAAGAGTTTAGCGTTGAAGACATTACGAACGCCATAGTTGATAAGGCTAAGGCTGAGATTAAGGCTCGCTATGGAAACAAAAAACGACATAGACAATAAAATCTATCCCAACTGTGGGACCTATGCTGGCTATCGTAAACACCATAACCACAAGACTAAACCATGCATCGAGTGTTTGGCTGCATCAAGTGTCTATAATAGATTACGATATGCCAAGAATAATCGTGCCCATGTGACAGCCAAGTATCGTGCCTCAAACCTTGATAAGGTAAGAGATAGGGAACGATCCAAGAGTAGAAGACGCAGAGCAAAGATTACGAATGACTATAATGAACTCCAGGTTATATCTACATATGGTGGTAATTGCTACTTATGTGGATTAGACATTGACTTTATGGCTCCCCGAAAATGTGGCGTTAAAGGTTGGGAGCAAGGTTTGCACATTGATCATCTTGTTCCTATTGCAAAGGGTGGCTCAGACACATTAGACAATGTAAGACCAGCACATGCTTTATGTAATTTGAGAAAATGGGCGAACTAGGGACACTAACCACTATTGCCCGTCTAGGGCATTGAAAGGTTTATTAACTCTATTTTGCGCCGAACTCTAAAGATTGATTCATAGTGTATAATAGTTGTATGCCGTATATTGTTAATAATCAAGCCGTAGGCCATCATCCAAGTGAGATCGAAAGAGCGCCATCATACATAGAATTTTTTGAAAAAGTAGGAAACTCTTCGGACAACATCAAGGTGGTGCCAGACTTTCTTACTGCAAAAGAAATTAGATATCTTGTGTCTCATATCGACGAAAGAAGAAGAACTAGTTTTGTTTCTCAGAAAGACAATGAAGGCAACCCTACTGCATGGATTCACAACTATGAAGCAATTATTGACAAAGACAAAATAAGTGACAGAATCTTAGAAGAAATAAAAAAGGCCTACGGAGTTGAAAATGCTAGAGCAAAAAGCGATAGGCTAAATATTGCAAGGTGGGATGTAGGAACAAAACTAACACTACATGTAGACGATCTTGGCTATGTAACAGACAACCATCTTCCAACTCTTATATATCTTAATGATGACTATGAGGGTGGAGAGTTAAGTTTTGCTACACATGATTTTACTATTAAACCTAAGAAGGGTGACCTCATCATGTTCCCTGGGAATATGCACTACGCCCATGAGGTTAAAGAGGTTTTGTCTGGCACTAGATACACAGTTCCTGTTTGGTTTACAATACCAGAGAACACAGTTGAATAATGATAAATAGCCAAGAAAGTAGTAATAAAAAAAGAAAACTTTTGGATGGTTCTGAGGTAAACGATTACGACTATCCAATCGATTTAATTCTGCATACAAAAGCACCTGGCAAATGGAAACTTATAGACCTTGAGACTGGCCAGGAATACCTTGGATCAGAAATTTCTCACGAAACATTTGGAGAACTATTAAGAACTAAAGTGGCAAAGTCTAAAATTGGTTCTTGGTTTAAAACTAAAGGAAGAGTAATAAACAATGGAAAATAATAACAATCCTATAACTTTTCACTGGATGTGGAGAAGGCACTGGCAAGTAAATGATAGTACTGAGCACCTAGACCTAAAGGGTATTCTTGGCATGGCGCAAGAACTAGATGGTGCAAATGTTAAATCTGTTTTGCTTCCTTATGGACCAGGCGGTATTGATTTTTCTTTAGTCATACAAGAAGCGCTACAAAAAACAAATCAACTAATCATGACAATTGCCTTACCAGCATATGGGGTAAGTCCAGACTATGCTGCTAAAATTGTTGACACATTGAATCAGTTTGCACCTGGAAGAATTGGTGTAAATATGGTTGCTGGAAGATGGGGAGATGAAGGCAATGGGCCTTCTGAAAAAATAGTTTTAGATCATTACATGCATGACTCAAGTTTAATTGATACTCTAGAAAAAAGAGTAGCGATATCTGCAGTCTGGATGGACAAGTTTATGAATTTAATGAAGACCCACAAACATAAAACACATATGGCAGTTGTTGGTTCTTCAGATACCACAATTGAGATAGCAAACAAACACTGTGAGTATGCATATGTTGATGACAATCTGCTCTATAGTGATCAGTTTAAAAAGATTAACCTTGATAGAGTAAAACCAATAGTCATTATTGATCCACTAATTATTAATAATCCAGATGACGAAACAAATGTTAAGTATGATGAAAATGCACCAGTAAGAAGACAACACCATCATGTAAAAGGAACTATGGAAGAAGTAAAGAAGCAAATAAGGGAACTTTCTACAAAGTTTGGTGTTTATGACTTTATGATTCATACAGATCAAAAAGATATTAGCCAACTTCTTAAACTAGTTAAAGAGTTCAATGGAGAAATCCCTAGTGCTATCAAACCAAGCCTAACGCACCAGAACTTTAGTAAAATTGGAAGCGGATCAAATAATGTTAAAGTATTCAGTAACTACCTTAGCAAAGAAACATGTGACAACATAATTAGAATGATTAAGGAAACTGAGACAAGCAATGTAAGACCACTTCAATCCGAAGCCTTGTCTCTAATCTATTATGACTCACTTGATTTACCAGATAAGTATGTTCCTGGTGTTCACTCTATGCTAGAAAAAGAGTATGGAATATCAGTAAAACCAAGACACTCTCGCTTTGCTGAGTGGAGGCATAATAATAGTCAAATAATTCCTATAGACGATATGGGATCTAAAGACTCCAACCATATGGCTGGTTGGGTATATCTGAATGATGATTACGATGGAGGAACTCTTTCTTTTATCAATCAAGATATATCGTTTAAGCCTAAGACTGGTGATCTTGTTATGTTCCCTGGTAATATGCACTATTGGTATAATGTTACACCAGCAAATGGATCAAGATATATAATGCCTATATGGTTTGATTTTGTATAATGGTATAATTACTTTATGAAAAAGTCAAAATGCTTCTTTTGTGAAAATGATGCAACTCATTACGATATCGTTGTAGAGCATCAGGACTATATTGTTGCAGATGTTTGTTTAAATCATCTGTCAATGGGGTTAATCTCTTAATATGAGCAAGGCAAAAATGATTACCTACCCCAGGTCTGGGGCAAACTATCTACAAAACTTGCTGATTAATAAAACTGGAGAACTTGTTCCGTATTCTCACACAATTGATTTGGCTAATATTGATAATGCTGTAATCATATCTATTGCACGAGACCCATTTGACTCAATCCACTCTCATGTTACTATGAAGAGACACTATTACCCAGAACAATCTTTTAATAAATCATACATTGATCAATATAAAGAAGTATATGGTTTTGCTTATGAAAATGCAGAAATTATTATTAACTATAACGATTTAATACAAAAGCCACAAGAAGTTCTAGAAAGGGTTTGTAGTATATTAGGGCTGGTAGAAAGCCTAGACAACAAAAAAATTCAAACTCTTGCAGATAATAAGAAGTTTGACCACCTTGTGTCAAGCAAAACATCCTCCCTATATGATCAAAAGCATTTTAAAATAGAAGATATAGAAGAATGCTATGAGCCATACAAAAAACTGCTATCAAGAGCAATAGATTTTACAAAGCCCTGATGCACATAAACAATAACTCTATGTGATATAATTAAATAATGAACGAAACAAGTAACATTTTAGATTTTTACACATATAATCCAAAGAATGCCTTTTACTTAGATAAGCATTTTACGAGCAGCGGGATACTTGGAGTTTATAGTCCAAATTCTAAAGATGTTTTTCTTGTAGAGCCAGACGGTAAATCTTTTAATGGTACAGTGGATCCGTACAATAAATACGAAATAAATAGCCTTGGTCTCCGTGGAAAGGTTGATGAAAATGCAGAAATACTTGTATCTGGTTGTTCTGTAACATTTGGTATTGGTGTACCAGAATCAGCAAGATGGACAGATCTTTTAAGTAAAAAAACTAATAAAAGCGTTATGAATATAGGAAATCCTGGGGCATCTGTACAAACTATTTGTAACGATATAATACGGTATTGCATGAATAACAAAATGCCTAAAGAAATTTTTTGCTTAATGCCAGATTTTTTTAGAAGTATGGTCGTGGTAGATAAAGAGTTTTATAAGTCAAAAGTTGATAGAAATCTTGGACAAATTAATGGCTTGCAATTAATGTTTTGTGGTCCAAAAGTTATAAGTTATGATGAAGAAACTGCTTTTATGGTTGAAATGAAGGATCAAAAATATATTGAAGATTCAATTTCTCCACATCAACTAATTTTCAATTCTATAAATAGTCTTTATATCTTAGAGTCATTTTGCTTGTCAAACAATATCAAACTACATTGGACAACATTGCATACAACAAGTTTTTTAATCATGAAAAAACTTATGAAAGTAAAAAATTTTAAATTAAAAAATTATTCACCGCTTTTGTTAAAAGACAAACCAGAAAGCCCTAATCTTTATATAAAAGATATTTGTAATTCTGATCATGATTCTGAATTTAAAGATAGTCCATGTTGGCACGAAGGGTCTGACTATGTTGTTGTAGATTATAAAAGAAAACCATACTCTGCTCATCCAGGAATTCATTTTCATCATCATGTTGCAGATTTTTTCTACGATTTACACAAAAAAAATAACACTGAAACTTGACTTATTTGCCTGATAAAGGTATAATTAATATATGAATACTGATCAGTGTGAAATATGTAGCCTAAGCAAAACATCAGAGTGGTTTTGGAATGCCCACCAAACAATGAGTGATGGAAAGATTTGGTGCGTTAATGCCAAAAGATCCTAAGATAATGACTATGGACTGGCGTAGCCTTGGCTATTGGCCTATTTGGAAAGATGGAAAGAAGGTGTGGGTTCCTAAAGATGATAAATCATTCAACCAAGATACAGAGAACTAAGATACTTCCATTACGATGGATCGGAAATATATCTGGAGAGTTTGCTGGTAATCATATAGTTAAGTGTGTTAACATGGACGAAGATGAAAAGTATGGGTGGCGATATAAGTACCATGCAAAAATGTGGAAGTATCTTAACAAGCCGTACGAATGGTGGGGAACATATTATATAATCGATATGGAAGCATGGAAGAAGGATCTAAATGGCTAGAACTCTAATATGTCCTATTTGTAAAAAAGAGTGGGACTTCCGTGTTGGATTTGGGCATGAAAGTTTAAATAAACATATAAAGTCAGATCATAAAAATAATAAGGTTGACAGATAGACCTAGAAAGTGTATAATATATATATGAGCATAGATGAAATGACACTAAGAGAAGAGATTGCAAGGGCTATTGAGGCTTTGCCTATTGAAGAATCAAAAACTAATGCTTTAGGCATGCGTATTGCTGCTGCTAAAATTGCAAGGGGAGAAGACAACTATATGAGCAAATATTTTGAGACACAGGTGGACTTCGAATGATACATGTACTATTTTTAATTCCAGCATTTGTTATGGGATATGTTGCTTGTTATTTTGCAATGACATATAAGGTAGATCAAAATTAATCAAAAACGACCAGCATACATATTTGATGTAGATGGAACACTTGCCAATGTAGATCCATATATTCACCTTGTTCGTGGCTCTAATAAGGATTACAATGCCTTTCATGAGGCTTCTGTAGATGCCCTGCCAAATATCGAAGTTGTTGAAATGCTTAATCATGCTTTCTTTGATCAGATGGATGTTCTTGTTGTTACATCTAGAATGGAGAAGTGGCGTGGTCTGACATCATATTGGCTTGCTAAAAATGATATTGGACATAATGCGTTGTATATGCGTAAAGACAATGACACTAGACCTGATTACGAAGTTAAGTCGGATATTTTAAATGAAATTAAGAAGTATTGGCATGTTGTTCATGCCGTTGATGATAACCCAAGCATAATTACTCTTTGGGGTGCCAATGGGATTCCAACTACAAAAATAGGCACATGGGATGGAGACAAGTCTTGACACACAAAATCACATATGGTATGATTAGTATATGAGCAAACGAGTTAAGAAAGTCTATAAGTGTGTTGACTGCAACACCATGATTACAATTGTAACAAAGGTACATGAACTTCCAGAGTCAATCATTTGTCCTTGTGACAAAGTAGCAGAAAGCCAGTGATCTAAATGAAAAAGTCTAACGATAAGGTATCTCAGCATAAGATCAAGAGAGCAAACAAAAACAAGAAGAGGGTTCAGGCAAAGCCACACCTTTCTAAGTTTGAAAGAAAGCAGGCTTTCTTGAGGGAACAAATTATTCAGCAGTCGCTATTTCAAGCATCTCAAAATATATAGGATATAGTCGTGGTAGATTACGAGAAACTAAAAAAAATTCCAGACGAACTAAAGCATGCAATAATTAAAGAGCATATGAAAACCTATTACCATTGGACAGTTGGAATTCTTTGCTTCCTAATAGGAACATTCTTTGGCTTATTAATTAAATAAGGTCTAGCACCAGTAGCCAAGTTGGTCAAGGCCCCGAACTCATAATTCGGTTATCGTAGGTTCAAGTCCTACCTGGTGTACTAAGCATCTGTAACTCAGTTGGTTAGAGTACCTGCCTTATATGCAGAGAGCCGAAGGTTCAAGTCCTTCCAGATGTACGATGCGGATGTTGCATATTGGTAGTGCCTCTGCCTTCCAAGCAGAAGGGGTGAGTTCGATTCTCATCATCCGCTCCAAGTCTCCATGGTCTAG